CTTTAGGGCCTTGTGGGCCTTGTGGGCCAGTATCACCTTTAGGGCCTTGTGGTCCTTGTATTTCTCCCACATTCTCCCAGTCACTACCAGACCAGACATAGACAACACCACCAACCAAATAAGCGGCTCCAGGCGCGGCGTCATTGGGTAGGTCGCTAGTTGTGTCTACGGACCCTAACAGGGTAAAGCCTGTGCCATCCACGCCCGCGGGGCCTTGTGGGCCTGTGGCGCCGGTAGCGCCTTTATCGCCGGTATCACCTTTAGGGCCTTGTGGGCCTTGTGGGCCAGTATCACCTTTAGGGCCTTGTGGTCCAGCGGGGCCGCGGATACCCTGTGGCCCCTGTGGTCCAGCGGGTCCAGGGATACCAGACACGCCCGTCATTGTGCTATCTACTGTCTTTGCCAGGGCCTCCATTTGACTAGCGCCCAAATAAATTGGGTCGCCATCGGTAGGATAGGGAATATTATAATTTGGTGTGTATTCCGGCATTATTCGATCACGTCCTTAATCTGCGCGCCGTCATCTGGCACATGTTTAGTGTCACCCCATGTAACAGACTTATCCCAGTGATAGCCGTTAAAAGTGGTGGCGTCACCCCATTTTATATCCCGTTCCGGCGTGTGTTCACCCACGGTAACAGGCGGCGGCGCGGGTAGCCCTAGCAGCTCCCACCACCAGGGCACTTCTTCCTGTGTAGTAGTCAGCTTAATTTGCTTTAGAGATTCCCAATCCATCGGCGCCTGTGGTGGTGTTTGGTTGTGTATCCAATGAACGTTTAGTTCAATGGTCCAGCCTTCCAGGGCGTCAAACGTAGTGGTTCCACCAATAGGCGCCACAATAGGCGGGTAGTCCGCGGTTCCACCCATTAGCCATTGATAGGCTAGGTTGCCAGAAATAAACGCGGGCCGCGTGTTCTCCCACGCCATTAGCGCCCATCGTGCTACGCGCTCCGACACAAACAGAAAACCAGGGGCATAAGCAAATCGAGGGTGGCGCGGGCGGCGCCCCTCCTCCCGTGCGCGGCGCCAGACGTTCTCCAGAGTTGGATCAATAACCTGTCCAGCGTCAAACCAGCTATCCCATGCCATAACGCGGCGGTTATCGCCGGGCGCTATTGATTCTTTTACAGTGGTCCAATCTTTGTAGCCTGTGCTGTAGTCTTTCCAGGTACATTCCAGGCGGTTGATGTCTGTCGAGGGGTCCGCTTCTACTAATGGATCACCCACCAGTTCGCACCCTCCTAGTCCAATACCAGGATAGGTAATTCCATCTACCACAATATCACTAGCGACTGGTAAAACCGCGCCGCGTGTGTCATCGAATGTTGCTAAATAGGTGGTCATTGGTTGAGATAGCCTAATAGCCTGCCTAACCACATTAGCGTCATGGTCAAAAGCATATGAGTCATTGCCCATTGATTCATACATGGCGCCCATTAGCTCCAAACCAGATTTATCTTTGACGTCCAGGGCCGCGCAACGGCTATCAGTATAGCCAGGCCAAAAATAAACCTCCTGCACACCACTACCCGCGGATTGTCCTAGATCCCTAATCCTGTTCGCGCGTGCCAGCATACTTTCCACAGGCCATTCCACCGGCCCGGGGTTAGCGTTACCAAAATCAGCGGTCCGGTCCGCGCATGTTAACTCAATGGTCCAGGCGCGGCGTCCATCGTCCAGGTGGTGATGGTGCGGTTGTGCGAGGGCATGAGATACGCGCCCGCGGAACATTGTTACTGGCCCAATTAAATCTAAACTGTTTGCCTGTATTCCAGCCCATGTGATATTAACCGTTAAACCAATAGCGCGTGATTCACGAATACGCCGCGCCCATTCACCAGTGGTATCCATTAGCGTGATGGTTACAGAACTAGGCGATACATCCGGCGACTGGTATTCATCGCGGCCCCATTCGATACTAAAACCACGAATAACCACAGGTTCAGTGTCCAGGGTGTCAGTGTGACACGCTATCCTTTGCCCATTGATTATCACGTTGGGCCTAACGTCTATCGCCATCGTGCATTACCTCCAGCGTTAGCAAGTCCACGGGTCCGCGCGTCATCGCGCAACACTTTTCTAATTGCTTCGGCGGTTCCGCGCGTGTCCACCGCGCCATTAACGGTTATGTTGATAACAGGCGCGGCGGCGGCTCCAGGCGCGGGCGCGGCGCTAGCCATGCGCATGATACCCGCGGCGCTACCTCCAGCGGCGGCGTGCAACGAATACCCACCAGCGCCACCAGGGCGCGGGCGCCCATTGTAAAAGCGGGGCGATTCGGCCATTAGCGGCCCGTCATCTGCCTGCCCAAACACTTTTCCTAGCCACGCGGGCGGCGACGGCCATCGAATAGAGCTAATGGCGCCAATCAGATTTCGCACGGTGTTGATAACGGATTGAATAGCGCCCTTAACTGTGTTAAAGGCTCCCACGGCGCTAGAAATAGCGCCCCTAACTGTGCTAATAGCGCCCTTAATTGCGTTAAAGGCGCGCGTGCCTGTCATCACCTGTAGCGCGAGGTTAACCACCAGCGAGATAACCGGCGCGAGCACACTAGCAAGCACGCGCAAAATAGCAGCGACGGCGCCTAATACAGGTCCAGCGAGAGCACTTAGCAGAGATATTAAAGGCTGTAGGCTAGAAATAAAACCAGTAACGCCGGTAATCACTGCCTGTATAGCAGGCATGAGAGCCATAATTACTGCCACCAGTCCAGGGATTAACCCGCTAGCCAATTGCACAATAGGGCCTAACAGTCCTAAGAATGCGTTAACTAAACCTTGGATAGCAGGCATTAGCGACATACCAGCAGCAGACAATTGGGTAAAAGCGTTAACCAGGATTGGCATAAACGGCGCGATGATTCCCATGGCTGTAGTCAAGGCGCCACCAATGATTTGTGCCAGTTGTTGAAATACCGGCGTTAATGCGGTAATAGCCTGTGCGAGCACACCACCAAACATCGCCGCCAATTGGCCCACGATAGGCACAATAGGCATTATGGCGTCAATGATTCCACTAAATGCGGTGACCAATTGCCCTACCACCGGCGCGATGGTGGTCACCAGTCCAGCGAATGCGGGCGCTAGAGTGCCACCAACTATTCCAGCTAATTGAGTCACGATAGGCAGAACAGCGGCGACGGCTGTAGCGAGGGCGCTAAAAATGGACTGTAGCGTGTTCAAGCCCTGCGCGGAATTAACCCACTCATTCGTTGCAGTAACCACTTGGCCCATGACGCCCAAAAACGGCATTCCGGCGGCACTCATAGCAGAGAAAACGCCGCTAATGATTCCACCCAATTGGCCCATAACACCAAAAAACTGTTGTGCCAGCGTCACGGCATTTTCAAAATAAGCGGTTAGACTGCCATCAGCAAAAGCATCAGTCATGCTAGCGGCCCAATTCGCCGCCATGTCTGCGAGATTAGCGCTAATGCTGGTAAAGATAGGCGCCGCCGCCGCTCCCACTGCGACTATTCCCTGTATGACGCTAGAGAGAGCTTGCGAGAGGAAACCAGCGCTATTAGCGGACTCACTAATAAGTTGTTTGGTGGCGTCCAGGCCCGTGCCACTAGACACAAACGCCACTAATTGACTAGCGGCGGCGCCCATGGTAGTTGCCAGCTTCCCCATGGCGTCACTAGCGGGCGCCACCAGGGCGGCGAGGTCACCAACGTTTGTAAATTCGCTCCAGAAATTACCCTGTACTATATCGCCAATACCGCTAAATTCATCTTTTAGCGATTTAAGGGCGGTCGCGGCGGCCTGCGCGGGCGCGGGCATGTCTGCAATAGCGGCGGCAAATTCCGCGGGGTTAGCGGCGCTTAAAGCGTCACCAAAACCACTAAAGGCAGATTTCAACACCACCACCGCGGCGGCGGCGCTACCGATAGCGGCGGGGACCATCGCGGCGCCTAATGCAAGCATTGGGCCAATGGCTCCAGCGGCGGCGGTGCCTACCGCGGCGAGCGGCGCGGCGAGTCCACCAATTGCGGTAGTGATGGCACTTGCTTTAGTGCCTACGCGGCCCATGGTGCCTATCGCGCGGCCCATATTAGCGCCCAATTTTTTGAAACTAGCGCCCAAACGTGATACGCCACTGTTTGACTTTTTAGCGGACTTTTCAAACGCTTTAATTTCCCTAATCGCTTTGCGGAAACCAGAACCGTTAGCGTCGCTGGTAATGCGTACACTTAGAATTGCTGTCTTAGCCATTTTGTTCTGCCTGTTCTTCGAGTAGGGAAATTAGCGTGTTTATCATCGCGTCATCTTCTGCAATGAGAGCGCTAGGCGCTAGCCCTGTAGCTAGTGAGAGTTGTGCAATTAGGCGCCTTGGGTCATCTGTTCCGTAGATTCCGGGGTATCACCAAAATCCGCATAAACCATAGCGACGTCATTAGTGAACTGGTCAAAACCAGTATTAGCGTCATACAGGCCCGTGCGAGTCATCGCCGCGTATGCGAGGAATGCGCCCGCGCGAATTGGATCTTCTTCCATTCCGCGCCACTTATGGCGCTGTGCTACATCGGAATATTTAATCATGTCCGCTAGGATTGGGCGGATATTTTCATGAACAGTGCCGTCCATCATTTCAACGTCCATCATGATTTTTTGAATAGCCATTATTTTCCCTTAACCTTTTTAATTACTGCGTTCATGTGCTTTTCATATTCTTTAACCCACACTGGTTCCGTGCGAATAGCGGCGTCCGATATGAAATACTGTGGTCTAATATTGCGCTTGGGCCATCCCCAATGTTGCACGCCTGCATAAGGGACACGCGCGCCACCGGCGCGAATAACGCCCGCTTTTGTGGTAGCTCCTGCGCGAATTGACGCCTTTAGAGCGCCACCAGATTTAGGGCGCCCGCGGCCCCGTTTGCGCGATGGCTTGCCCACCGGCGCGGTGGCACGCGCCGCGGTAGTCACTGTGCTAGCGGCCTGTTTATTAATCGACGTTAATTCTTTAACGTCCAGGCCCGCTTTTCGCATAGTGCTACGTAGGCGCGCGCCACCTTGCACGGTGACACCGAATTTAGCCATTATTCCGCTGGTTCAGTGTCACCAGCGGAAACAGTGAAATTAGGCGTCCCAACGTGTGACCATTCGAATTCGGACTTATTTTTTACGTTAACATCGCCACCAAATTCGAGCGGGTCCACCACCAGGCGCCCGGTCACTGCGGCGGTTCCAGCGGCATCTGGCACGAACTTATACGGCATTTCAACGCCCGCATTTTTCCACGTAAAATCAATTACGCCATCAGCTTCGATGTCTTGGAATAGAGCACCGCTAGCGATCCAGGTATAAATGCGAGCACCAGCGATGGTGTCACCACACAACACCGCTTCGCTATCTTCCGCGTCAGCTTCAGCAGATACCTTAAAATTGGTCAACTGACAAGACATGTCTAGCTGTGTTCCAACACTGCCTAGCACCAGCGTGCCAGGGCCTAACTTATGGATCTTCCGCTTTGGTAATTCGTTTGGGTTGGGGGAGGTCATTAGCCTGTCTCCTTAAATTAGTTCAATAGGTGAGAGCTTTAGCGCCGGTAGTGGCGCCGTATCCGGTAAAGCAAGTTCAATCGTGGTGGCGCCCGTGGTCAAGTGCTTAACCTTGTCATACATGCTTAGCAGATTCGCCGTGGCTTCAACACGCCCATTATCCGGCGCCACCAAATACACATTGGCAGTAGCAGAAAAATCACCGCACATAGTGTTATCGGGTCCTAGTTCATTTAGTTCCACGATGGCGCCCGGGGCGTCAAGGTTACGCGGGTCCATGGTGCTAGGAATGCCAGCGGCGTTAATATCCTGTGCTAGAGTCTCCAGCTTTTCCATGATTTCCATTTATCCCACCACCGGCGTGGTCCAGCCATTAATTCGCAATTGCCTATCCAGGTCCGCGTCATAACGGGATACATAACTAGCGCCCATGTCGCTAAATGTTTCCACGCCCGCCGCGGAATTACGGCGCCTGTGTAGGCGGGCCGCTAGCATGATGGCGCCCAAATCGACACCAGCGGGCCATGCGGCGCCGTGCCATTCGTCCACCATTCCGTTAACGGCGTCCACGATGATTTCCAAATGTTCATCCGGGCCGGATAACTTTAGGTGTGTCGCTACCTGTGCCGTGGTTATCATATGCTATGCCACTGGTTCGGTAGGGGCGGCGGCGTCAGTGTCGAATGCTACGGAAACTAGGCCCTCCGGGCGGTTAACCATCTTTGCGGTGTAACCAAACAGAGCGGCGTCACGTCCACCCTTAGCAATGTGTTCAGCTTCTACGCGCAATGGTGAGCCTGCCAGTTCATAGTGGGTGGCGGCGGCCTTGGTGCCAATGATGGCAGTGCCAGCGGGTACGCTGTCGCTGGTGGTCCACTTCGACGGATCGGTGATGGTGCCAGCAACGCCCAAATAGCGCGGGGCGTCCATCTGCGAGAGAGTAAGCACCTGTTCCAGGTCCGCGGGGTTGATGATGGCAAATGACGCGGGGGAATGTAGCGCGTTATCAATCGCTAGAGAGCCACGAGAGATTGCGGACTGTACGCCGGTAGCGGTGCCATCAATGGCGGTAGCGTTATCAATCAGGAATTGCAGAGCGTCCATGTCTGTTTCGTATGCGTAAGATTCAGCCATGGCCTCCCAGTACGCGGCCAAAAATTCGCGTTCCTTAAAGTCCCAAAACGCGCGGTCCAGGTCGTTACCACCGGCCCAACGTTCAGCTTCGCGTTCCACCGCTTCAATCGCCGCGGGCTTCGATGGAATTTCTGCCTTATTGCCAGCGTACTTTTCCACGCCCGGCTTGGTGGTCCAGCGGTAGCCTACTGCCTTACGTGACGTTAGCGGCTTTTGAGTCATCAACGGAACGATACGGCGGGCGTAGGTAACGCCGCTCCAGAGTTCCCCTAGCCACTGTGGCGCGGAACGGTCAATCATACCGGCGTCCGTAATGTCTGCCAGTTCCGCGTGAGTAGCGCCATTGTCAGTTCCAGCGACAACGCCGGTTAGATAGTCGATGGCGCCATCAAGTGAAAAGTGAGTCTCGTTAGCGGTGGTGTCTTGGTTATCGCCGGGCAATGTGCCAGGGGTTAGGTTGGTCTTGTTCACGTCGTTATCCTTTTCGGTGTCGGTGTCGGTGTCGGTGTCGCCATCGGTGTCGGTGTCGCCATCGGTGTCGGTTGATTCCACATCAATCGACGTTTGATTTTCGTCCAGGGCGGGGGTGTCGGTGTCGCCATCGTTATGATGGTTAGCCATCACATGAGATACCCGCGCGTCCGCAAAAGCAGGGTTAGGCACCAGCGCCACCGCGGATAAATAACTGTTGGTTACTGTGGTGCCAGCGCGTTCGATTCCGTAGCACTCCACACTAAAGGCGTCCACAGTCTTTTCCATCGCCTGTAACAGGGCGTCATCCCCCGCGGCGTGGCTACCAATTTTAAACGTCATATATAGGCCATCGTCTTTGACTTCATAATTCGTAGCGTGGCCCACGGCGACACCAGCGGGGGAATGCCCCGCTAATAGTTTGACGCGGTTAATTTCTTTAGGCACATTCACAGAGCCTTTAGGGAATTTGAGAGCGCCGGAATTAGTGCGTCCAAATTCATCCCATGGCAACACGCGGCCTGTGATGGTCCGTTCCGATTCCGCGGTGACCACAGGCGGGGCCGCTTCCAATTCTGTCACTGTGACGTTATTAGGTGTGTCCATTAGTATCGTCCTTATTTTCTATGTATCCGTTATCCGCGGATAGCGATGGCATATATCGGTCCACCCACTTATCCACTTCCGGTATTGCCATCACGCGCGTCACCAGGGAGGTGATTGCGAGAATGCTAGCGACTGCTGGGATTGTAGAGATTTCCAGAGTCTTAGCAATTTCAGGCAACGCCGGTAGCAGTGCTATCAGGGCGGCGACGGCTGTTCGAGCGGTGGCGCGCCACGGGTGTCGTGCCTGTGTTGGTGCTTGGTTTAGCTCCAGAGTTTCCGCGCGGTGTTTGATAATGTTCACCCCCTTTGATAGACTTACCCGCTTTTCGTATCCAACCAGCGAGAGCGATAGCCACCAGCAGAACACCAGAGACTATTCCAGCGATATAGATAATTGCCATGATTAACATCTACTTAGTTAGGTGTCGAATGATGGTGTCCAGCTTTTCTTCCACGCGCGGCAAAATGTCATCTGTTAAGCGGGTGAGCTTAGCGTCATTCTCCAGGGCATAACCGATAGCCGTATCACGAAAACTTGAGCGGTTATTATCCGCGTCCGTATAGCGTGATTGGAATTCGTGTGTCAATTCGTGATGTACGCGGTTCAGCTTTTGCGACTGTTCATCGTTCATTGCGTCTGTCTCCTTAGTTGCGGTGTTTGTCTTTTGTGAGCCATCGGGGTTGACTTCCTGCCGTGCCAGGGCGTCATAAAAGCGTTGTGCTTCGTTCATCCACTGTTGATGGTATTTGCCACCATTAGCGAGATGATAGGGGCATGAGGTTTGCCCAAATTCCCTGTGGTCACGAATATTTTTACCAAATACCGGGCGGCCCAATTTATAGAACAAACAGAGCGCCGCGGCTAGGCGGGCGCCGCTAATTATCGTCTGTTCACTAATAGGCCAATCCGCGCTAGCGCCCGCGCTGTTGCTGTGTTCAATCGAGATAGAGCGCGCGTTACTAGCGGTGTTAGCGTTACTCCAGGCGGTGTTTCCATCGTAAACAGATTGGCCCACACTGCCATTAGGCGCCACTACATAGTGAGCACTAGCCTGTCGGGTGTTCCACACCCTATCCACTACATCCTTAACATCACCCACCATTGCGAGGTGGTGGCGCGTAACATATTCAATCTTTGCCTGTCGGCCTTTAGTGAAGTGCTTATTCAGCAGATAAATGTTATCAGGCTGTACGTTGTAATAGTCTTTCATCGTTCTACCTCCTGTTTGTCATCATCTGGCACATCCAGGTCACCCACGGTGGGTCCGGTTAAGTCTCTCAGGTCGAATGCCACCGCGTGCCCACGGGGCACCATGTCATCCAGGCCCAAACGTGCTGCCACCGCTGCCATGAACGGCGCCAATCCATAATCCACTAATTCGACGTTGCGCGCGTCTTGGTTGTGGTAGGTGAGATTACCGGCGCCGGATTGGTGGGCGTCCACCAGGCTAGCGGGGACACCTACCGCGCGAGCACAATCAACCGCCGCCATCGTGCGGCCCTCCACTAGAATTTGTGGTTCCGATTTGCCTAGTTCGCGAGCTTCGATAGTCTGCGAGGTGTAGGCAACGCCGCCATTTTCATCGCGGCGGGCGGCGCTCCAGTCATCAATCAGCGCGCGGGCCTGTTCGCGTGTTAGTGGTTGTCCACTGGTTTGGTGCAAGTCGATTTGGGCGCTAGGGTTCCGCGCCGCGCGCGCCGCCATCTTGTTGATTTCCGCGGCGTGTTTAACAGTATCGCCGCTAGATTCAAGTAGCCCCTCATCAACTCCAGGGATAAGACAAAACTGTTCAGTTGATACCAGATTGCCGTTAATGTTGATTTTCCCGTTAGAGTCAATATCCCACAGGTGATAAGGCACGCGGTCCGCGCGAATAACAGCGCCATCGCTGTCACGCTCCAGGCCCCACAGGCTCCAGCCGTAAAATAGCAAATCGTCAATGGTCCACGTCATTCTAAAGAATGGCGATTGAACACCATCGGTACGGTTAAGCCAAATTGGTTGCTTATCCGCGCGGCGTCCATTCATGCGAGCTTCCAGCGGACAACGCGCGATTGAACCAACCAGAATATTCCGCGCCCGCTTAATCGCTGGCACGCCCATGGCAGTCCGTCGCGATACCACACCAGAACCATTAGGCGGGGTGATAGTCACCAGATGATTAGGACTAGCCCACGGCGATTCCAGGCCCACTGTGTCATGCGCCGTGTGTGCCAGATAAGGCAGTGCGAGGGCGTCCCTAAGCATGTCGGTTAATCCCATAAACTTATGATGATCTGTGGTTGCTTTTCTTTTGTCGATTTTCCCAGTTCAATCGCCATATTTTTTTACGCACTTTTTGCGTTAGCTTCGCGGCCCGGGCGCTGTTGTGGTGCCAGCGTAAATGGTTATACAGTGGTTTCCACACGCCCGCGGGGTCCGGCGCCCAAAAGCGCTGTTGACATAGTGGGCATGGCAGAACGGCGCCTGTGTCGCTGTCATCCACCTGTAGGCGGGGTGTCTTATTTGTCTTTTTCTTAGCCATGAGTTATGTCCAAATCGTTGGTGGTGGCGCGGTGTCAGTGGATAGCGTTAAGCCTGTTAGTGCGAGGGCGGCAGACTCCAGCGGCGCGATAGAACCAGGGGACTTTTTGCGGTCCATCATTTGCCCTAAGTCTCCTACATTGCGCAATGTCAAACGGTCCAGCGATGTCGCTAGTCCGTTATCTGTGCGTAGCGTGAGAGTAGCGTCCCTAATGCCATCGAGCATGGCACCAGTACCCGCGGCGATTTCGCGCGGGGTGGGTGTGGTCACTATGTCAGTTAGGCGGGGGTCCGTAGCCAATACCGCCGCGGGGGAATGCGCGTCAATCATTATGGACCGTGGCGAATGAGAGCGGTCCAGTTCTTTAATCCGGTCGATGGCCCATGACGTTCCAGGGCGCGTGTCCACGATTTCTGCCACCGGGCGCCCGGTAGCAGAGTACCCCGCGGCGCTAATGCAAGTTTCAGAGCGGTCCCAGGATACGGCGACACCAAACACCACCGGCGATTTGTCACCAATGGCGTCGCCATCGTGCAACGCTCCAGCGATGGTGTCAGCGTCAAATACCGCCGCGCGTGTTGCTGTTCGCTGGTTCGCATAAGCGCGCGCAAATTCTGATGGCTTTAGCGTGGCGTGGGCGTCATGGATTGCCTGTGGTGGAATAGTGTGACCAACGGCGGGGTGAGCACGAATAACAGCGTCCACGTCGCTAGCGTCTATTGATTCATCTAATCCCCAATCAATAATGCAAGTGCGGGGGTCATCCATGGCGCGCGCCTTATCCACGATGGCGTGCCACCATGTGCTATTAGCGTCGCCCATCGTAGATAGCATGATTGTTTGTGCATTAGGGCGCGTGTTCTGCGTGGGAACAATCGCTTGCATGAGCGCATCGCCCTGTACCTCCGTATAGGCCCACGGCTCATCTATCAGATTCAAATCCGATTGTTCGCCGTGCAGGTACTTATCGGTAGGGGGGTGTGGCCTAAATTGTGCACCGGTCGATGGCAGAATCAGGCGTGTATCGCCGGCGCCACGTTTGAGTGAGAATAACCCGGGCAAATTACGTTGCACCGGCGGGGCGAGCTCCTGTAGGAATCGCTCACGGGCGGCTTGCCCAGATTGCGCGGTATACCAAATTTTGCCCATGGGTGTAATCATCGTGCGATGTAGCCCTAGGGTGAGTGTCTTTGTGGTCTTTCCCGATTGCCTAGGCACGGTGATAATAACGGTGTGATAGATGAAATTGCCGTTATGGTCTACCTCCTGCGCTACATCCGCGGCCATTCTTTGCCAGGGCATAAAAGGTTTTCCAAGCGCGGCGGCAACTTTAGCACTTTTGCCCCCTAGCGTTCGATTATTCAGATTCCGCGGTGTGTGGTAACGCGGTTTCGCTGTCATCGTCATCACCTCCATCGGGCGCGCCTAATCCATTGAGCAAATCAGCGATGGCGGCGTCAGTATCATCACCGCGGCTATCGGGCGTCAAGCGCGCTTCGCGTAGCGCGTTCACCATCTGGTCCAAAATCTTCGTAGGTCCATACGGTTTATTCTGCGATTCGAACGCGTCAAGGGCCCATGCACCCGCCATGAGCGTCGACGCCAGGGCGCCATCGACTTCGGTAATGTGCCCATCGTCATAGGCTTTATCTAGCGCGTCATTAAATGCGCTTTGATGGCGCCCGGTGTTCAGGCGCATATCATCTTTGGTAGTTGGTTCAGGGAATAGGCTGTCTTGTCCCTCACGTGGGCGGCGGGGGTTTGGGCGGGGCATGATTGGGACTTCCTTAGGGGCGTTTCATAGCGTTAGCCGGGCGTTTCGTACCTAGCCCGGGGTTGATTTTTGTCGAGAAAAAGGCAGCTCGGCGCGGGACTGCCTAGGCGGTTGAAATGTTAAAAAATGACTTCAACATTGAACCAATATCACCATTTTCGTGATGGACTAGCACGGCTTGGCAGTGGGTGCAAATCGCGCCACTTATCCAGCGCCATCGCGCCGCGTGAGCTATTGCAGGACTTATGAGCGGGTGCCAGGTTGTCCAGTTCATCGCCGCCGCCGCGTGAGCGCGGAACGATGTGGTCCAGCGTGTCAGCTCCAGGCATTCCACAGAGATGGCACACGCGCCCGCGGTCCGCAAATACCACCGCCGCTAATCGCGCTATCTTCCTACCATTCCAGCCAGTCATGCCAGCGCCGTCCTAGCCTGTTCCACGTTGCCAGTAAAGCTAACCAACTGTAGAGCTGTCTTAGCCTGTGAGCGTCCACCGCGCGCCGCCGTGCCAGGGGGAGGAATAGGGATACCCGCGCGAATGACGCCCGTATCGAATGAGAGCAGAGCGTCACTAGCACACTGCCTAACCACAGGACAATCAGCGCAATAACCAATCACACTAGACACATCAACCGTAGCGGGCGATTGACTGCCAGTTACTTCCCACAGAGATAAGTCACTGCCAACACACTTAGCCCCCTTACGCCATGATTGACTGCCACGCTGTTTGATTCCCATAGCCTATTAATCCTTACCCTTATCCTAGCTACTACGTGCATAACCTAATGGACCCCTAAAGGGGATTAGCTTCTCGGTGACCCCCCATTGTTGGTTTCCCATTTTTTCCGCTTTCCCGTGTCACCCCACGGCTTTTAGCCCCGCGGCCTTTTAGCGCCGTGGGGCTTCCAGAGTTGCCCTTAGAGTTGGTAGCTAGTCAGCTCCAGGGGGATTAGGTGACGCCCGGCCCAATCCATCGAAAGCACTGTTAGGCGTCTGCGAGTTGTTGTTAACCCTGTACTTAGCACGATAAAGCAGGGGATCTGTTGTTGGTTTATTGGTCCATATTCAATTATTGACGTATCGTGTGCGAACGTCATAAGGGCACATAACGCGGATACCGGGGCTTATTTGGTGTTGGTTATGTGTCCATATCACGCGCGCTAACGCGGGTTAGAACAATGGTTGTATGTCAGTAGCTCCAGGGGCCGGGGCCGGTATTCTACAGTCTCGGCATATTTGATTAGTTGGGATAAGTTCACCAGCAAACACGCGGTGGCATTTAACGCACTTAATCCCCTGTGAGTTCCGGCGCCATGGTCTAAATTCGCCATCAATCCACGGCATAACTATCACCATTAGCGATATTTATGGCGTCCCTAGCGGCGTCGTCCAGGTCATCGCCAAAATCATAGATTTCCAATTTGTTGTCTAGCTCCTGTGCAACGTCGCCAATGATTACGGCGCGTTCGTAGTCTCCAGACTTTTCCGCTTCTGCGACTAGGCCATCGAGTACGGCGGCAACACGCCATCCACTAATCATCGTCATTGGTTCGCTCCATATCGTCTTTGATTTGGTAGATAACCTCACGAGAAAACACGAATTGCCCACGTACACCAATACGCGCGACGTAGGGAATGCGCCCTTTTTTTGCGTCGCGGAACACTGCCTGTCGAGATAGGCCCAATAATTCGGCTACCTCCGTAAGGCCAATAAAATCGTGAGTACTCATGTTCCTAGTAATACATGAGACACGCGGGGAAGTCAACCGTTATATATGACGAAACCCCGCGGGGGGTGATTCCGCGGGGTTATGTACTTATGCCAGCGATAGCAGGGTTAGCGAATATTCCGACTGAATGCCACGCAATGATGGCGCCATACCAGAACCAGTTCCCCCGCTCCAGGTCCACGGGTAGAGAGTGGTGCCAGCGCGTAAATACTTCATCGTAGTGACGTGACCAAACTGTGATTGGGAAACATCGGACCACAGGACCATATTAGCCCCGCCGTCGCTAGTGCTGGTCCCCAATCCCATGCCTTTTACCGCGCCGCCGTTATCCCACAATTGGGTTGCAGAGAGCAAATAATAACCATCAACCGGCGCCATCAAACGCGGGTTATTGTTATCGTTCGCGGCGACACCACCCACATTATGAGCCACGCTTAATCTGCCATCGTGTCTAGTACGTAGGCGGGTGAAATTATAGGTGGGTGGATTGTATTGTGGGCCGGTCCAGACTAGCGCGCCGGTATATACCGCGGGCGCGGGTCCAGCGGGGCCGGTATCACCTTTAGGGCCTGTGGCGCCCGTGGCACCTTTAGGGCCTATCGGCCCCTGTGGACCCTCCGGACCCTCCGGGCCTTGTGGGCCAGTATCACCTTTAGGGCCTTGTGGTCCAGCGGGGCCGGTATCACCTTTAGGGCCTTGTGGGCCTTGTGGGCCAGTATCACCTTTAGGG